GTTTGTTGCCATGTTTTCTCCTACGTCTTAATAATATAAATTATTGTTAAATATGGTTGAAGCACTGATCCTGAGACTGCATCACCACTAAAGTTTGCACTCATGTTATGTGAGTGTCCACTACCAGATCCTGCACTTCCTGTACTCGCTGGGCTAAAATATGGTGGTGGTCTACCACTAGGTCCAGGTCCAGGTGAGTTAGTTTGTGCGTTACCACCTCCTGGGTGTGAGTGTGAAGCAAGTTGTGATGTCGACAAAGTTGCATTGGCAGTCGATCCACCAACGTTACCTGTAGCTGTAATTGATACGTTAGCTGCTCCGCCAGTAGAAGCTAAAGCTTTATTGTTTGATTTTCCAACCGCTACGTTATCTTGAAGATCAGGTAAACCAAATGTTGAAGATCCATCTCCTGATCCGTAAGTTGTACCTATGATTGCAAACAATGCAGAGTAAGTAGATCTTGAAACGTCTGCACCATTACACTCTAAGAAACCTGTTGGCACTGATGAAGAAGACCACGGCACAATAGTTGCTGTAGGAATTCCCTCGATACCTGTAAGGTTTGCTCCAGTAAAATCGTATCTTGTTGCTTCGTAATTTGACATATTATTTCTCCATGTAAGTCCAACCAACGTTTGAACCAGAATAAACTAATCCAAAACCTGCACCCTCAGTGTTAACAACTAAATCTGAAGACGCATTGGCAATTTTAGAACTATTTCTTCCTACAGTCAACGCATTAGAGTCGAATGTAAATCTTGAATCTACAAAGTGAACCTCATCACCAACTGCTGGCGATGCAGGTAGTGTTGCTGTAACAGCTCCACCGTTTGTATCGACAAAAAGTTTCGCACCAGCTTGAATAGTTTCTGATGCAGTGATTGTTCTCCATTTTCTATATTCGTTTGCTTTTTCTACGTTAGTTCCGTCAGCATACAACACATAACAGTTACCTTCACAAAGTAGAACCCCTGTTCCACTCACTGTTTTAAAAGTTAATGTGTAGCCTGCGTGATCAGTTCCATCAACTACATTGTAAACTTTTTCAATACTGTTTGGTACAGTTACTGTTCTGTTAGCTGCTAAAGTTCCTGTTAATTTTAAAGTAGCGTTTCTTGCGTTCGATATAGTTCCATCAGTCATGGCTAACGCTACATCAGACGATGCTACATCAATCGCTTCATAACCAGCGATTGCTTGTTGAACTAAATTTAAATTTGTGTTTGTTTTGTCACCCCAAGTACCAGCGTTTTGGCCAGTAACCATTAATTCAATTTTAAGATCGCTTGAATAACTTGACATAAAAAATTCTCCTAATTATCTATATTATACATTTATTAAGCAGCCAAATCAACTGTAGTCCAAGTATTATTGACACCAAGGTCAACCTCTTGCCATGGTGTTATATTAGGGGTGCCTACTGAACTTGTCAAGGACATGCCTGTAGGGAAAGCATTTGCGTTAGATTGCGTGCCTTCTTCTCCTAATGACATAGTCATAGCAATACCTGAAACACCCACTATTACCTGTGGAACCTGTACGATAGTGCCAATACTAGATGCTAATGCTTGACCTGATACAGGTTCAGTTGTTGATTGTACTAAACTTTGATTTCCTATTGATGATGTTAAAGAAACGCCTGTTACAGGGACATCTAAAAATAGTCCAGCTATTGAATTTCCAATAGATGTCGTAGCTACTTGACCTGTTACAGGTTCTGTGGTTGTTTGAACCAAACTCTGAGTCCCTATCGCAGAGGTCATGGTATGTTCAGAAACTGTTATTGATAAATCAGCATCCGCCTGTACTGAGTAAACTCCAAAAGTTAATGTTAATGCTTGGCCTGTAACAGAAACCGTCACATCAGTAAACGCTGTTTCAGAGCCAATTGCAGAAGTTAGTGCTAAACCTGCGGTATTTATAGCTGAATAATTTACACCCCAACCTAAGTTTCCGTAAGTATCTCTACCCCAACCTTCACCCACTAAGAAAGTAGGATCGATTGTAGTTTGTCCTGCTGACATTGATGAAGCAATACCTGTTACAGGCACACCTATGTCGATAACTTCCTCACCTAAACTTGTAGTTAGAGATAATCCTGTTGCGGTAAATAAGAATGAAATACCTGCAACTTCTGATCCGATTGAAGATGTTAATGCAGTTCCGGTTACTGCCACATCTGCATTAGCTTGAAGAGTGACACTTGCAATAGATGAAGTTAAAGCAATTCCAGTAACAGCAACTGTTGGTGCGTTTAGTTCACCCCATTGATTTTCACCCCAAGTATCTCCACCCCAACCAACTTCAATTACTCCAACAGCAGTGACGTTTCCAATTGCTGTGGTTAACGCTTGACCAGTAATCATAGCATCTGGTGCAGCATCAGCTACTCCAATGCTTGAAGATAAAGCCTGTCCTGTAGGTGTTAAAGTTTGATTTATAGAAACTACATTTGAACCAATCGATGATGTTAACGATTGACCAGTAACGGCTCCAGAAAAAGCAATTGATGCAGTTACGTTTCCAATACTTGAGCTTAGAGCAGAACCAGTGACAAGGTTTCCAATTTGTCCCCACTCACTAAATCCCCAAGTGTTGGCACCCCAACCATTATTTAAAAGATCTACTGATGAAGCACCAATTGAAAGTGTGGCTGCTTGACCTGTTGCAGGTTCAATTGTGTTTAATTCTATTGTTTGATTGCCAAGACTTGAGGTAACACTTATACCAGATACTATCTGTGTAAAGTCGTTTTGCGCTCCGTAATTACCAGCACTCCATGTAAGTGAACCCCAAGTGTTTGACATAAAAGCATTCTACTCCTTATGCTATTCTTAATATAGCAGCCGAAGTTGTAAATGCAGGGAACTGAATTGTAAAAGTTCCAGAGGTTGCAGTTTTATCACCGCCAAAATCTAAAACAGCTACGGCATCAGTGGTGCTTGATCCACCAGCAGTAGTTGTGTTGTAGATTAAAGCTCCTCTTGCAGTCAAAGTTACTCCGACAAATGAAAGATCAGCAAAATCTGTGATAGCAGTATTTGTTGCTAAAGATGTTCCAACGTTGACAAGTGCTTTTCCGCCAGCAGAATAACCTGATGGTGATGACACTTCGTTTGATGTTGAATATCCTACAGTAGATTTTCCTAAACTTGCAGAGTTTGTAAACATTGCAAGTTTGTAAGTGCTTCCGTTAGGAGCTGCTTGAAATTTGTGCGCTCCTTCTAACAATTCTTTTTTGAAAGAATTGCATATTGCATTAGTTGTTATTGCCATTTTTTCTCCTTATTAATTTGTTGTGTTTGGAGATGGGGAAGGTATTTTTACTCTTGAAACACCATCATCATACTCCGCACGTCTTCTTCTGCCCATTTGTTGTAGAGCAAAATTTTGTAATTCTTCATTATACTTGCCTTTATAGAGATTGTATAGGTTGTCGGGTCCTTTTAAGAAGCTATAAGCCTCAGTTAGGACACCATGTAACAACATAGATTCTTGATATTTAGCTAAAAAGGTTTGATTAGTTGAAGTAAATTCTGGTGGATCTTTTATGTAATTTATCTGCACCGTATCAGCAACTGCAGGTGTGGGTGCAACTAATATATTGAAAGCGTCATAATTTGCAAAATATTTTGGTGTGCCCTGTTTTCCTGTGCTATTAAATTCTGAAATAAAACTTATATCTCTTTTTTCTAAAAAAGTCCTTGTCCCACCAGATCCTACATGTTCTACTGATCTTAAATATAGAGAATCTGAAGGCATAGAAACTGCTCTGTTTCCAGCGGTAAAAGTAGATGTTGCATATTTTCTAGTATCGTCATAGTCTACTTTACCCGCAACATCTAATTCTACACTTCTTATAAATTCTTGAATTATTGAATCAGACAATACAGAGCTACCTACTTCTGTGTAGTCTCTTACTTGTGTTAAAAATGCTGAATGTGATATTGCCATTATGAAATACTAACCTCCACTTGTCCTATTAACGATAACATTTCTCTTCTTCTATTTTGTAAAGATGGATCTGCAGGTTTCATAGCTGAGGTTCCTTGTGTTATGAAAGCAAAGTCTCCAGGTAAAGATAAATTTGCTACACCAACAGATGCACCACCTGAATCTGATATAGTGCCATCACCATCTGTTAAAAATTCTTGAGTTGGTTGTTGAAATTTCTGAGATCTTGGGCTTTGTAATGCTATTGCATCTGCCGTAATTCTTCTTCGTCTTATTTGTGGTTGTTTAGGTTCAAATTCTGTATAATGCACAAAAGAACCATTCCACTCTTTTACCATTTCTGAATAAGGATATTCCATACCTGATCTATCAGATATAGCTTTTGAATGTTTACCTGTTGCGTACTTAGCCATTATGCTCCTGATCCGTTAGGGTAGAATGATTGTGGAGTAATAAATGTTGAAGTTCTTTGACCCCACTCACCTCTTT